GAAACCTCTTCCGAAGAGCAACCACCCCACCCCCCGTACCACTACCCCCGCCTTGTGCATGTGCAGAACGGGATTCCGCAGATGTGCATGTGGGAGAGGGAGAGACGGTACTCGCGATATATTCAACCTTTAGCGCGCGTTGCGCGGGCGTGTGCGTGCCCCCGCCCCCCCGCGCGTGTACCCCCGCGTCGTGCGCGTGCGTCGTGCGCGTAGCGTGCGCTGCGTGCGCTTCCGCGTCCGCGCGTAGCGTGCGTGCCGCGTCCGCTGCGCGTGCCTGCTCCTGCTCACGCTCTCGTGCGAGCACCTGCTCAGCCGCTGCGCGTGCTGCGCGCTCCGCGTTGCTTGGGCGCCCACGCTTGCGCGGTGGCGTGCTCACGCTTGCCACTCAGCGAGCAGCATGCGCGCACGCGATGCGTCCCCGTCAAGCGCGATCGTCGTACGCTGGTCCACCTGCACGCTCGACCGCTCGCGGTACACGTCGGGCCTGAGCGCCTTCAAGCGCAGAGTGAGTGCGCTCATCTGCGTTGGCGTGCCCTCACGTTCGCCACGCGCGATCTCGTCCGCGATTCTTTCCAATTCTGCCGAGATTCTGACTTCGTAATCTTTCCACCGTTCCGCGAAGTCATTATCGGTCCGACGCCACCGCGCGACTTCCGCAGGGTTCGCGCCGCTCGCGTTGCAAGCCGTTTCCCAACCGTGCTTTAGGTTCGCAAGGAAGGCTTCCTGCTTCGCGCGTCGCCCTTCCGTTCGTGTGAACTCAGGCGCAACGTGTGAGAAGGCCACCGCAGCGGAAATCGCAGAATTTCCAACCTGTTGCATGCTGTTGATTCTACGCCACTTACGTCGCGAAGTCGAGAAATTTTTTCGGGATTCTCGCATTCTCTTGTTGACAGGCGTTGCAACCTGTGGCATACTGTGCCCATCGCCGCATCGGTCGGCACCGCACTCAGCACAGGAACGCAGCACATGTTTCACGCTCTCCGCTCGCTCGCTCAGCACGCCGTCTCTCAGGGATGCACGCTCTCACTCCGTTGGATCTGCGACCACGAGTGGATCGTCAAGCGTGGCACGGATGCCGAAGCCATCGTCCGCGAAGTGGACGAATTGGGCGACCTGTGCGTGCTGCTCATCCGCAACGCAGCAGGCGAAGAGGTAGGCGTGGCGCATGTGATGCCAACAGGCGAGTTCGAGTGCGATGCGGAAGAGTGCGTGGCCGACTACCGCGGAGCGTTCATCGACGCATGGTGGAAGTCGCATTTCATCCATGAATGCGGAGACGAGTAAGCGCCACGGATTCCCGCTACCTGCCGCGATGCGACCGCGGCAGGGTGCGAGCAACCGTGCTCACACAACGCAACACCCACAGGAGTGCACACATGTCCCGCATCATCGCCTACACGTTCAACGCTGCCGCTCACTGCCCGTCCTGCACCTGCAACGCTCTTGCATGCGGTACGCTCACCCGTCGCCCACCGCTCGCTTGCGGAACGGGTGACGAGCACGGCGTGCCCGTCGACGCTGTGGACAGTGAGGGCAACCCCGTTCGCCCCGTGTTCAGCACGGACGAGCACGCCGAAACGAATTGCGACCGCTGCGGGGATCCGATCGGGGACGGCCCGCGCATCAACCGCAGCAGTGCGCATGTGGATACCGTGTTGGACGGCTACTGTGTGGCCGCTCTGTGGTCCTCATCCGACTGCGGCGATCCCGACTCCGATACCTCGCTTGAGGATCTAGGCTTCGCACCGTCCGATATCACGGACGAAACGCTCGCCGACATGCGGGCCACGGTCGAGCGGTTCGTTGCCGATAACTGGTCCGATATCGCATCCCTGCTCGATGACGGGTACACAGATTCGGACCTTGGGCACGACCTGTGGCTGAGCGCTCAGGGGCATGGCGCGGGGTTCTTCGACCGCGTCGGCAGCGGCCACCCGTCCCGCGATGCGTTCGACCGCCTGCAAGCAGCAGCGGATAGCGTGGGCGAAACGCACCTCTGCGTCACCGCAGATGGCGAGGAGGTGGAAGCCTTCTGATTTCCGCCAAATACAGAATCTTCGTGATTTCCTGTTGCAACCTGTTGACAACGACCGAAACACCTGCCATACTCAACCCGTCGGCAACGTTGCCGAGCCCGCACAACACGAACGGATACAGCACATGAGCACCACTCACACCATCGACTGCGACCGCACCGCCCTCACCGCCCACCTCACCGCCTGCCTCGAAGCCGACCGCATCGAAACGAACGTCGCCTTCCTCGTGGCGAACGCAGTGCACGACTACCTGACCGTGCAAGGCAAGCGCTTCGACAAGCGCGTTGCTGACCACGTCGGCCTCTGCCTTGCAAGCGCAGGTTTCGAGGGTGCGCAGGTCTGGTGGAAGAACTTCGAGGGTGTTACCAAGGAAGGCAACCGCTTTGAGGCGTGCTACCGCCTCAAGGGCACAGGCGAGTACAAGTCGTGCCGCGTCTACCGCAAGGGCACCACTGAGTACGGCGAGTGGTTCGAGAACTACAGCGATGGCCCGACGGGGTGTTACAAGCGCCTCAAGCGAATCGAAGCCGCGGTGGACACGATCGACGCGATCGTCGACGGCATCATCGCGGTCCGCGTAGCCGAAGCCGCGCTCCGCTTTACACTCAACTACGATGGCCTGCACAACGAGATGCACCCGCTCGCCTATGAGGTCACAGAGGCCCGCGAGCGCCGACGCTGAGCGCCGACGGCAACCCGCTCGCCCGCCCCCCACCCGTGGGGCGGGCCTGCGGGGGATCGTCCCCCACAACGCACAACCCGCACAGGAACACAGCACATGAGCAAGTCCGTATACAACCGCGCTTTCGAGATCGCCCACAGCACTGGCATCGAAAACCAACTGCTCCGCACCCCGTGGGGCACGTCCGAAACGTCCAAGTGGGCCGACGACGGCATCGTGTGGGTGACGACGCCATCGCACGGCGGCTACCTGCTCAGCCGCGAGCGTTTCATGTCCATGCCCGACACGCTCAAGGCGTTCACGTTCGTCGGGACTGGCGCACCGCAGGCTTTCGAGGAAGACTGCGCGTGGTGTGCCGTCCTGCTCGCTTGGCCCTCACTGTTCGGCGCCTCGCAACTGTTCCACGCGGAACAGTGCGCCAAGCAGTGCAACCCGACGGAGTACGCGAAGTGGGTGGACGCGGGACGCCCGACCGCGGATCTCGACTGGGACGTGCACGTCACGGCGGATGAGATCCGCGCCATGGTCCGCGAGCAAGAGTACGACCTGACGCCCGCTCAAGCACAGGACGCCGCACGTCGCATCTCCTCCGCCCTGCTCGCCCTCATCGCGAAGCACGCCGACGAGATCGCCGAAGCGCAGGTTGCGCTTGCGGCCCATGCGTGACGTGACCCGCACACAGGGCGATGCGACCGCCCTTTCCGTTTCCCTCCAATTTCAGAATCTCAACAGATTTCCGTTGCAACCTGTTGACACACCCCGAAACCGACGCTAGAGTGTGTCCATCGGCAACACCGCCGAGCACACAGCACACAAAGGAACACAGCCATGCAAGACAACGCGAACTTCGCCGCCGCCCTCACCATGTTCAACCTCGCCGTCAAGCAGCACGCCATGTCGCAGGCCGCGTGGTCGATGTGCAACGACGCGAGTCAGGCGTGCGCCCACATCAGCGATCTCGTGGACGTGCCATACGACACCGTGCGTCTCGCTTGCACCGAGTGCGCCCTCGTCTACCTCGACAAGCAGCGCCACGACGTGGCCCGCTCGAACTACGGCGTGTGCCCCGCACTGCGGAACGTCGACGCCCCGACCGATACGATCGGCCACCTCTTCCGCCGCTACCTGTTGGACGGACGGAATACCTCGTGGTCGACGTGGTTCGAGCGGAACCGCGCCGCCATCGCCACCGCCTACAGCGGCGTGGCGGGCGACGAGCACGCCGACGCCGCATGGCTTGACGCGATCGGACGCACGTTGGCCTGCCGCTGAGTGACGATCCCCCGCTACCCGCAGCATGCGACGCTGCGGGGTGCGGGCGACCGTCGCCCACTATCACCAACGCAAAGGAACACAGCATGATGCTTGCCACCGCAGACCTCACCGAAGATACCGAACTGGATCTTGCGATCGCATCCCGCAACCCCGTGATGGCCGAATGCGGCGCGATCGTGACGCACCCCGCGATCGGTCCCGACGCCAAGTACGCTGCGTGCCGCGTGGCCGCGGATGCGTGGCTCATGCAACTGGCTCGCGAGATGTCCGACCGCGGCAACTACGCCGCACAGGACGACAGCGTGCACATCGGGATCGCCCGTGTGGGCGACGCCTATCTCGCCACGTTCACGCAGGACGGCGAGCGCGTCGTGTCACTCGTCGGCATCAGCGCCGAAGCGTACGCCGCGTACCTGCCGACTCCGTCGCAGCGCTGATTCCGATCCGAACCGATTTCAGAAACTTCACAGATTTCCGTTGCAAGGTGTTGACAGCACCCCAAACAGCCGATACAGTGTGTCCGTCGGCAACGTCGCCGACACAACCCACAGGAGTACAGCCATGCAAGACAACGCCATCGTCATCACGGACCGCGAACTCAAGAGCACGCTCGCCATCGCCTCGAAGCGCCTTGGCTTGGTGCTCACCCACGAGCAGCAGGTCACGGCCATGCTTCATCTCGTCGCCGCTTGGGAGGACCTGATCTCCGAGAACATCAATCGTCTCGCTACCGAAGCCGTCAACAAGACCGTCAACTAACACAGGAGTACAGCACATGAGTCTCACCCCCATCCGCATCACCCCGACCACTGCATTCATCGACGCCGCGCTGCACAACGACCGCATCCGCCTCAAGCGCTACGGCTACACGATCAACCCTGCGAAGACGATTGCCGCCGACGCCCGCTACGGCGACCGCATCAGTGTCCTCGTCACGAAGGGATCTTGGGCCTCGTTGATCGTCGCCGAAGATATCAGTTCCCCGTCCGACAACGCCCCCGACTGGTACGCCGATGCGAACATCGAACCGATGACCGCGAAGGGCGCCACGCTCGAAACCCTCAGCGACGACATCGAGGCGCTCACCCTGACCCGCGACGTGCTCCGCACCGTCTGCATCGCGATCGGCCAGAGCGTCGTCTGACCCACCCATTCACGGGGGGCGATGCGACCGCCCCCGAACACACACAACACGAGAGGAAACAGCCATGACATTCAACGAATACTGCACTCAGAACGGGCTCGACATCCTGACCGCCGACCAGACCAAGCAGGTGCTCGCTTCCGTGCAGCGCCACGGATGCGCCAACGCCAAGCGCCTCGCCATCCTCGACAACGGCCTCTACGGATGTGTGGTCGCCGTCGAGGGCGGCAACCTCGGGTACTACGCGGGGCTCGACTACTGCGAGGAGCAGGTGGAACTCAAGACGCGAACGTTCACCGCGTACCTGTTCAACGCGACTTCGATCGAGCGCGACAACGGCACGCCGACGGTCCGCCTGTACGATGCCTGCGTGGCAGCGATGGCGGGCGAGGAGGTCGTGTTCTGATGCGCCGCTCCAACGACACCCCCACGACGCTCGACCTCATCTGCGGCACGCTCTCGCTCGCCGCCCTGCTCGGTTCCTACTGGCTTCTCGCCGCCGTCCTCACCTAATTTCACACATTTCCACAGAATCCTGTTGACACGGTAGCGATACCGCACTACAATCCCCCCATCGGCAACGTCGCCGATACAGCACACTCAGCACAGGAATACCGCAATGGCTCACGAGATCCGCAGCAACGACACCGTTCTCCTCGCTCGCACTCAGGCTTGGCACGGCCTCGGCGTCGTGCTCCCCGACCAGTTCTCTCCCGCTGACGCCCTCCGCATCGGCGGGCTCGACTGGACCGTCGAGGAGAGCACGTCGCTCACCGCCACGTTCGTCGAGGCGGACGGGCAGGCCACCCGCAACATCGTGGACACCCACAAGACGCTCCGCCGCAGCGACGACAAGTCGATCCTCGGCACCGTCGGCGCAGGCTACGGCATCGTGCAGAACAGCACGCTCGCCGACATCGCCGCCACGTTCAACACGGCGGGCAACGTCCGCTGCGAGACCGCGGGTAGCCTGTTCGGTGGCCGCAAGGTGTGGTTCCTGCTCGACGGCAGCACGGTCGACGTCGGCGGCAGGGGCGACATCGTCAACCGCTACCTCATGTTGCACAACGCCCACGACGGCACGGCGTCGCTCGGTGCGGACATCGTGACGACCCGCGTCGTCTGCAACAACACCTACACTGGCGCTCTCGCCGAGAGCAAGCGCAAGGGTTCCGCCTTCTTCCGCTTCCGCCACACCAGTGGCATCTCGTTGCGCATCGACGACGCCAAGGCGGCTCTGGCGGGCTACGCCGCTCAGGCTCAGGCCGACGACGCCGCGATGCAGGCGCTCGCCGCCAAGCCGCTCAACCGCGCCGAGATCCAAAGCCTGTGGACGGACGTTCTCGTCGCCCTTGACGGCCCGATCGCGGCCAACCCCCGCAACGAGAGCGAGCAGCGCCGCCGTGAGAAGGCCATCGGCGAACTCGCCGCGATGAGCCGCGTGTTCGACGCTGAGTCTCGCCAGTTCGGCGCGACCGCGTGGGTCGCTGCGAACGCCTCGACCAACATCATCGAGCACCAGCGGGGCCGCATCCGCGGCGACGCCCGCACCGCCGCCAACCTGTTCGGCGCCTACGCCGACGCCAAGCGCGTCGCCATGAACAAGGCGCTCGCCCTCGTCTGACTCCGACCGTCGGGGGGAGGGCATCCGCGTGGGTGCCCTCCCTTTCGACGACAACCCACAGAAAGCAACACATGCCCAACATCACCCCCACATCGCGCTGTACGTCCATCTCAGTCGGGCGCAGCACCAAGGACCGACTCGACGCCATCGCCCTCGCAGGCAGGCGCTCCCGCACCGCAACGATCGACCTGCTCATGGATGCGTACCTGAGCGCGAACCCGACGCTCGCGGGCATCGTGCAGGACGTGCTCGACCAGAGGCGTCTCACGAAACTCGTGCAGCAGCAGCAGCAGCAGACCGTCACCGCCTGAGCCCGAAAAAAAACGACGCCGAGCGGGTCGCGCTCAGCGTCGTCGAGGAATACAGCGACCACAGGATAGCACACATGGACAACGGAATCCACCACATCACCGACCGCGAGTATTTCTCACTGGACATGCCATCGTCTAGCGGCACCAAGCCGTTGCTCACAGGCACCAATGCGCACCTCGCACACCAGCGCTCACAGCCACAGGAGGAGAGCGAGGCGTTCACGATCGGCGCGTACGTTCACGCTTTGTGCCTGAGCCCTGAGATCATCGGCACGGACTTCGTCCGCGTCGGCAAGATCGACCGCCGCACGACCGAAGGCAAGGCCAAGTACGCCGACATGCTTGCCCGCGCCGAGCGCACTGGTGCCCGCCTCATCACCGACGAGCAGGCGACTCTCGCTCAGGCTATGGCCGACGCCGTGCAGGCGCACCCCGCGTGGATCAACCTACAGCGCGTCGTGACGCAGCGCGAGGTAGTCGCGATCGGCACCGTCGGCGGGGTGCAGGCCAAGGCGAAGATCGACGCCGCCGACGCCGCGTTCACTATCATCGTCGACCTGAAGACGACGCAGTCGGCGGGGTTAGCCGACTTCGCCCGCAGTGCCGCCAATTTCGGGTACGCCCATCAGGCGGCGTGGTACCGCGCCGTGCTCGAATCGCTCGGGCACACCGTGCAGGACGTGGTGTTTGTCTGCGTGGAGAAGACCCCGCCGCATCTCGTCGCCGCGTATCGCCTGAGTGATGCGGCCATCGAAGTCGCCGCGCGCCGCCTGCCCGATCTGGTGCGCCGTTGGTGCGCCGTCCGCGACGGCGACCGCAGCGGCTACCCCGAAACCATCCAAGATATCGACCTGCCCGCGTGGGCATACAGCACCGCAGAGAGGAACCAGACCAATGAGTGAGACTACAGCGCTCGCCAAGCCAAGGCTCGGCACAGACCAGATGGATTTGATCTCCCGCACCATCGCCAAGGGCTGCACGCCCGACGAACTGCGCCTGTTCGCGCAGATCTGTGAACGGACGGGCCTCGACCCGTTCGCCCGCCAGATCTACGCCGTCAAGAGATGGGACCGCAAGGAAGGGCGCGAGATCATGCAGACGCAGGTGTCCATCGACGGCGCTCGCCTCGTGGCGCAGCGCTCGGGCAAGTACGCGGGGCAGGACGGCCCGTACTACTGCGGCGAGGATGGCGTCTGGAAGGACGTCTGGCTGTCGGCCAAGCCGCCCGCCGCGGCCCGCGTCGGCGTGTTCCACCGCGACTTCGCACAGCCGCTCTACGCGGTCGCCCTCTGGTCCGAATACTGCCAGACCAACAAGGACGGCGGTCCGTCGCAGATGTGGGGCAAGTTCCCCACGGTCATGCTCGCTAAGTGTGCGGAAATGCTCGCGCTCCGCAAGGCGTTCCCCGCCGAACTGAGCGGCCTGTACACGGCGGAGGAGATGTCGCAGGCGGACAGCGAGCCCGCGCCGAAGCCCGCTGCTCGGCCCGTGTCGCCCGCCACCCGATCGCTCAACGAGCGCCTCAAGCCCGCGGAGGTGGCGGCGCTCACGGACCCTACGCCCGTGGCGCAGCGGCCAGAGCCTACCGCTGCCGTGGCGCAGGAACCCGCATCGTCGACTGCTCCGCCTGATGAGGGCATGCACGAGTGCCTCATCGACAACATCGAGGAGCACAAGGCGCGGTCGGGCGCGTCCGTCTGGAAGGTCACGGACACCGACGGCAACATCTACGCCTGCAACGAGCAACTGCTCATCGCCGACATGGCTGAGGCGCGGAACGACGGACGCAACGTGATGCTCGACGTGCAGAAGCGCGGCGCTCGGCACGTCATCCTCGGGGTACAGGCGGTGGCCCAATGAGAGCCACCGCCAACCTCGCGACTCGCACGGACACCAGCGACGCGGCCTACGCCGCCGCCCCTTCGGGGGCGGCGGCTCGCGTCCTCGAAGCCATCCGAAACAAGCCGCGCACGGTCGATGAACTGATGCGCGACCTGCACATGTCGCACAGCACCTGCTCGGCATCGGCCAACAAACTGATGCGCGACGGGTGGATCGTCGACAACGGGATCCGCTCCGTGACGCGGACGGGCAGGACGGCCATCGTGTGGGAGGCGGCGGTCACGCCGCGCCCGCTCCGCAGAATCGCGCCGACACGTCGGCAACTCATCGACCGAATCAACTCCGCGATATACGCGCTCGACCGATGCCTCGACCGCGCCACGATCCGCGACATCCTGAGAGGTGAAGCCGATGTCTGACACCCCCATCGCATGGCTCGCGTTCTGCGGGTTTGCCGCGTTCATTTTGTTCTCAATTGGATATCTCGTCGGCGCATGGAACACCCTGCGCGAAATCAATCAGGAGTTCGACCGTGAAGACTGAGGGAAACAACACCACTGGAGAGATCCACATCGTCCTCGACACGACCGATGTCGGTGATTCCGCTACGGGAATCACCAACGATCTCAAGGTCTGGCTCGGCGGCAACAGCATGGGCGAGGACAACGAGCCGACTGTATGGCTTGTGGTCAACGACTCCCGTGACCGCCATCAGCGCACGACCAACGGCATGACCGACTGCATGTTCTCCGTGTCAACCAAGCGGATGCGGCACATCTGCGACATGATCGACGCGATGCATAAGGTCGGCAACGACCAGTGGGAGGCGTCCGATGAGCGATGACATCGTGGCGCGGCTGCGCGAGATTCCGACAGCATGGCCATTGGTCGATGAGGCCGTAGAGGAGATTGAACGGCTGCGGGCCGAGGTCGAGCGGCTGCGCGCAGGCGGTTGCGCCCGCGACCAGACAACCACGCAGTTCTGCGCGGAGGTCGAGCGGCTGCTACAAGAGCGAGAAAGGGAGGTCCGATGAACGACAAGCGAGCATGGGTATTCGAGCGGTGCGACCGCGTGGCGCTCTGGGAGGGCTTGGACGACGCCCTCGTGGGACTGGTCACGCGCTGCGGTCAGGAGGATCCGATCGCCGTGTACGAGCGCAACGCGATCATCCGACTGCTGAGCAAGGACATGCCATTCGACGACGCCGTCGAGTGGATCGACGTAAACATCAACGGCGCATACATCGGCGAGCACACTCCGTTCCTGCTCGAAGTAGCGCCGCGGGTCAAGCGCCGACGGCCAGAGAAGAAGTTCGTGGTTGTCGAGGCTTCGCAGGAGGTGCAGCGCCTGCGCGCCGCCTTGCAGCAGATCGCCGAGAACAAGGACGAGCCGTACGCCCGCGACTTCGCGGCGGACATCCTCGCCAGACGGGAGACTCCATGACGCTCGACGAACTGGCGGGCATCGCCGACGCACTGGTGCCTGAGGTGGATGCCCGCACGCGGCTCAACGCGCACAGGTTCGCAGTGCAGTGCGGCATCCTGTACGAGATGCCACCGAATCGACCGAGCCTGCCTGAGATCGGGATGGCGCTCGGATGCGGCCATCCGCGCGTCTACTACGGGCTCCAGCGCTGGCGCGAACTGCCGTGGCGGGAGCGCCACGGGTGGCTGATGCTGGCTGAGGGGAGGGCGCGGTGAAGCGACTCCCTTGGATGCCGCTGTACTGCGACGATCTGATCGGGAGCACCGCGGACATGAGCGCTGAGGAGTTCGGCGCTTACGTCCGCCTGCTGTGCCACATCTGGACGCGCGGGCCAGTGGAGATGGACGACGCCGTGTGCTGCCGCATCGCAGGCGTGAAACTCAAGGTGTGGCGTCGGATCCGCGGCAGGTTCGACACCTGCAAGCGCGACGACGGAAGTATCGGACTGTCGCACCCTCGTCTGGAACGAGAGAAAATGCACCGCATTTCCCACTCGCAGGAACGAGCGTCTTCTGGGCGAAAAGGTGCCCTCACGCGCTGGAAACGCGGTTCTGCGGATGGCTCAGCCATTGGCTCAGCCTATGGCAAACCGATGGCATGCCACAACCAGAGAATAGATACTAAGTCCACCGTGGTTCCAACGACAGGCGCGCGCGAGGCTGCGCCAGCGCCCGAAGGGGCTGGCTTGCCGCGGGTCAGTCTGGGGCTTGCCGAAGAGGCGGACGATGCGACCGCACGCAACCGCGCCTTCCTCGCGCAGTACCGCAGGCGGAACCCGTGAACGCCGTGCTCCTCCGCTGGCCGTCGCCCGTGCTGTCGCCGAACGCTCGGGCGCACTACATGACCAAGCACCGAGCGACTCGGTCGTACCGCCAGACGACGTGCATTATGGGGCGTGGTCAGAAACGGCTCCAGAATCCCGCCTGCGCCATTCTTCCTCTGGTGGCTACCCGAAGGCGTCGCGACCTCGACAACGTCCTAGCGAGCCTAAAAAGCGCCTTGGACGGGCTCACGGATGCAGGATGGTGGGACGACGACCACAAGATCGCTGGATACCATCTCGTTCCAGAGATCCATTGTAAGGAACTGGCGGAAAATAGAATCGTGATCCTCGCCGTCGAGGTCGAGGAAATGCCCGCCATGACCGAAGCCGTGACGATGTTCCGCTCGGCCTGCTTGGCGGGAAACGCGGCCAACGCCGCGCGCGACCTGCTCGGCGTTATGCTCTAGGCGCGCGATCTCTGGTCACGACAAGGCCCACGCATGGTGCGTGGGCCTTGTCGCTTCTGATCCCTAAGCATTTCTACGTTGCTGCGGATCGTGTCCCCCTGAAACGCCACCGCCCCGATTGCTCAGGGCGGCGCGCTGGGGGAAAAGATGACCCCACTCTACACATCACTGCGGCGAAGTCAAGTTGCGTCGCTCATTTCTTCGGCGAATCACGTCGCGCATCAACTGCATGCGCATCTCTCGCAACTGCTCCTTCTCCTCTGGCGTCTGCGCGGACCTGATCGCATCGCGCAGGTTGCGCATCGCGCGATCGGTCGCGCGGATCTGCGTGCCTTCCTCCGCCACGTCGAGGTCGAGTTCGCCGAGATTGCGCTGTGCCGCGTCAGGAGAACGCATCGCCTGCAAGCGCGCCTGCTCCACGCCTGCCTCGCCCTTGATCTTGTTGTACTCGGAGACGACGAACTTGTCGTTGTCCGCGCTGGTGCCCATGAAGTCGCGCCTGATCGGGAAATCCCTGCTTTCCATCTCGCCAGTGGAGATGCCGTGCAGGCGCTGGAGCGTGCGTCCGAATCCACTGAACATGAATCCGACCATGTACTCCAGCGTGTCGGGATGGATATCCATCGCCGATAGCGCTGGCGGGTCGATCTCGTTCGCTCCGCCCATCTCCGCGAGACCCTCCGCCAACTGTCGGTAGATCTCTGGCGTGTTCTCGAACGCCTTGAATGCCTGCGTGGTCTCGGGACCGAAAGGCTGCTCGGGATGGATCGCCCGTCCAGCGAAGTCGCTGTTGAATGCGAGTTCGGGGAACCAACGCATCAGCGTCGGGAACGCGAACGACACCATGTTCTCCATGCCCTTGGTCACGCCGCTGCCGCCGAAGGCGTTCAGGTAGTTCAGGCTGTTGTCCACGAAGTTCGCGACCACGTCGCCTGCCGTGGTTCGATTGCCGAACACGGCGTCGGCGATGTCGCTGCCGAGCGTGGTGAACACGTTGAACCCGTACGCCTGCGGGCTGCGGACGTAGTTTCCGTTCTGCCGTGGATCGTACAGGTACAGGTACGCCGCCTTGTCGTACGGCGACTCCATGTCCCATCGGTTCATTCCTGTCTCTTCGTCGTCGCCCGCGTTCAAGCGCGCGATGAGCGACTGCATGAATCCAATGGCGACCAGAGTGGGGGCCAGTTCCTTGGCGGCACCGAGCGCCTTGAGCGTGTTCGTGCTGCCTTGGATGCTGGCATTCATGTAGAGGTGCGTGCGGTTCAGCACGCGCATCCACGCGCCCTTCTTGCCGAAGTCGACGGTGACGTCGCGAGCGCTCAGCGCCGCCTGTTCGTCGGTCATCGGTCCACCGCGCGCGAACCTGCTCACGCGCTGGTTGAAGTGAGCCAGACGGGTAGCCGTCTCCGCCGCCTTGAACAGCGAGGGATACCAACCGACCGTGTAGCGGATCATGCTGGTCGCGTCTGGGTTGCGGTTGCGCACGCTGCGCTCGATGGCCTCGAACTGCTCGACCTTCTCGGTCAGGTCATTGCCACGGGCGAACGACATGTCTCCGCCTGCGTCGACGAACCGCTCATACGAACCAGTCGGGCCAGTGCCGCGCCACTCGTCGACCAGAATGCGGAAGAACGACGGCACCCAACGAACCGTCTGCGCCGTCGTGTCCAGAATCCCGTTGCGGGCGTAGTTCTGCAACGTGCCCGTGTAGAGATCGCGGATCAGGTTCTTCGTGGCGAACGCTGGCGCGAGCAATCCAGTCGTCATGCTGCGGAACAGGTTGTTCGGCGCATTGAACACGTCCATCAGGCCAGTCAGATCCTGAGCCGCGATCATGCCGTCTGCCAGACGGCGGTTGTTGATCTGGATGACCACGAGATCGCCCTGACGGTACTGCTCCCCGTCGATCATCATGTCGGCGTCGAGGAACAAGCCGAAGTTGCGCTTGCCCGCCTCGCCACTCATCCAGTCGTAGTCGAACACGGGGCGCACTTCGCCATCGACGTTCACGCGACGGCTCGGTCTGATGACCTGAGCCATGCCGACGTCGTTCGTCGCGAGGACCAGACGAAGGAAACGGTTCGCCACCCTGTTGCGCTCGACGCGGCGCACCGTGTCCTCGGCCACGAATCCGACCTGCGACGTGACCGCCTCGGCCCGCGACTGACGTCCGAGCGCACGCGGCATGCCGCGCCCCTGCGTGGACAGGCCGCGACCGAATGCAGTCTGACCCTCGAAGTCCTCATCGAACGGCTCCGCGGGGCGACCGCGCAGCGGGACGTAGTGCTGGTAGGTGCTGGTCAGGCGGTCGTAGGTCGCCTGCGTAATGATCCCTGACACCAGACGGTCGAGGAGACCGTCGCGCAGGATCTCGCGCCACTCGGTGGCGTAGGCGTCCATGATGCCGAACGTGCCACCCGCCCTGTGGTTGGCGAGCAACAGATCCGCGTCGGCGTTGGTCATTCCCGAACCCCCGTCGGGCATGGCGGGGTTGATGCTGGCGATGTAGGCGTTCCGCTCGCGCGCGTGCTGCGCCGTGAGGAACTGGTCCATCATGCCAGTGTCGATGCCCTGCTGGTTCATGCGGTAGATCAGCGAGCCGTACCGTCGTTCCAGACGGCCAACCTGAGCGCCGATGCGGGCGCTCATCACGCGCGATCCCTGATACGGGTTCAGCGCGTCGGGCATGTTGCCAGAACGGCGTTGGCGGTCCTGCTCCGTGTAGCGGCGCAGTTCGATCCGTTCGTCCGTGAACCGCTGGCGGATGGCGTCCGTCAAGCCGACCAATCCGCGGCGCATGCTGAACATCGGGTACAACTGGCCCGACTTCGCCGCCTCGATCAGCCTGTCGGACAGGATGACCTGCATGCGCGGCATGTCGCCGTACGGTCGGATGGGCTCAACTGGTTGGAGTTGCCCATCTTCTGGCTTCCTCGGGATTTGATAGGTTTCGTACACGACTGGTGCGTCGAAGTCGCTGAAGAAGGACTCGGCGTACGAACGCAGCATGCCCTTCTCGTTCGCCTTCTTGGCGGCGATCGCCGCCTTGCGCCGTTCGATCGCAGGATCAAGTCGGGCTTTCTTCTTCGCATTGTTGACTGTCTTCAGATGCTCCATCGTCTCGACGACGTCCCAACCGTACAGGGACGCTGCCTTGTCCGAATCCATGTACGCCGCCGATGGCGTCTCCTCTGGTCTGGTGAACGCAATCCGATTTCCAGCCTGCGCCCCATTCGCCACCGCTTCCATGACGGCGGAGGACAGCACTGCGTACATCCAGTCGTTCGTCGGAACAAGACGCTGGTCCTTGTACGTCGATGCAAGAGGAGCAGCATACGGCTTGGCTCCTCCGATCTCCTTGTCAAGCACCATGCCGAGAGTCGTCTTCTCGCGATTCGGCCCGTTCGGCGCTCCGAATATGTAGTTCCATGCGGAATTGCCGAATGGCACTTGCCCATTGCCGTCACGGGCAAGATCAACGGTGTTGAAATGGGCCTTCGCGATATTCTTTATGTCCCGCGCGAAGTTCTCGGCGAATGCCGACGCTTGGCTATGAAATGCGGATCGGGCCGCTCCTATCTGATTCTGTTGAACAAGTTCCTTTGGCGTCCTGTTACTGCCGACCTGCACGTCGATTGCGCCCTTGCCGCGAATCAACCCGTACTCAAGCATCAGAACCTTGGCTTCGCCAACATCGGTGACGGTGAACCTCGGGGACGTGATGCGACCATCAACGGACCTCTCCGCGATCGCCATCAACACGAGCGACCCGAAGTTCGCCCGATTGGACGACAATCTGACCTGCGACTTCCTGCTGTTGATGTAGTTCCGAGCGACGGATCTGGCCGCTGATTCAATGGCGCGGCTGACGCCATTCAACGTGTCGTAGTCTTGGAAGTCACGCGCCTCATCGAACCGAGAATAGAGAACGGCATCGACAGCATCGAACTCCAAAGCGAGTTTCTTCACGACTCCTCTGGTGTCAATGAACGGGTTGTCGAGATCAAGCGTCGTGTTTCGGTAGTTCCACTGGACGTCTCGGTCATACTTCCGTGCCAACTTCACAGCGTCAGCCATCGCCTTTCTCTCTTTTTCGCTTAGGCTGTTGATGGCGATGTTCAGGATCGGATACGAAATGGAAACGTCGCGCTGTGGTTCCATCCTATTCGTTGCCGCCGCCTCTCTGCGCAGATTCGTTGTGAGGTCTTGTTCAAGTTTGCCAAATTGAAAATCATCTGGAGCGACTGGGTTCAACTCCGATGCAGCGATGTCAAATGCTTCCTGCAACGCATTGGCCTGATCTGTGGTCAGATCTCCGATCCCATCAGGAGTTCCGTCGACCAATTCGGATATTGCGTTCGCTTGCGACAACAACGGGATCTCCGAAAGCAACCTTTCCGCAAATGCCTTTGCAGCAGGCATCGCCTGATTGAACGTGTCGGCCTTGAGTTGCGCTGGTTCGTACGCAATCTGGTCCGTGGACTCAAGTTCAATGTCCCATGTGTTCAACTTGCTTCGCATGAAATCAGACAGCGCGCTCTCATTGAACATCGAATCCAGAGATCCACCAGCCCGCTCGACTGCTTCCTCGAACATTTGCGCGGCTGCGCCTGCCGCATTCATGCGGTACTTTGCATCCATCGAACTCTTGTGGTCCGCTCCAGACAACAGCGACGGCGTACCGAGCGCGGCCTTCGCTTCATCCGCATGAATCGTGCTCACGGTATTTGAGATGGATGTATCGAATGCCGCAAACTCCATTGCTCGACCGATGTAGTTGAACTCGGAAAGCCTGTCAGCGGCAATGCCTCTGGTAGCCATCTCGTTGTGCAGAATACTCTGCACCTCCTCGATGACCACGTTCCTGCTCGGATCTGGAATACCGTCCTCGATCACCGCGCCCTGCGGGATCTGCTTGTCCATGTTCGGAAACGAAAGGCGGTAGTGTCCGACGATGTTCGGAGCATTGAAGTGAACCAATGGTCCGCTCTCGATGTATTGCGGGTCGGTGCGCGCCACACGTTCCTGACGTTCGCTCGCCCTCTGTTCCGTGATGGACGACTGCGCTGGACCGAATATGGTCGGACGAGAAGCCAACTCGGCTGCTTCCGTCGTTCCGACGGTCCCCGTCATCTGATTGAACGGGATCGGAGACGTGATGTCTCCGTAATTCAATTTGATGCCGACCTCCGCGTAGTCGCGATTCTTTTCCTTGAAAGCATCTCCGCGGTACTCGGAAAACGCATCTCCGAGATCTGCGGTGATCGACTCGATGGGAATGGCCGCATCCATCTCCGCGAGGAATTGGAGAGCGGTGAGTTTCGGTGCAGACGGAGATGCGACGGGCGCAGTCTCGAATCCGAGCGGATTCTTGAACAGCCACGGCATCAGGAAGCGCGCTTGATCCTTCGGAAGACCGCGAGTCGCCATCCACTGGGCCCACTCGTCCGTCGTCTGAATGTTCTTCGTCACGCCGACAATGGGCTTCTTGGCCGCAACGGCGTCGCGCAGTTCCTGCTTGAGATCGCCGAACCTGCTTCGGAACGGATTGTCTACTCCACGAGTATCAGTCGGGTCTAGGTTCCCGACGGTGAACCTCGGGTTTCCCTCCTGCGCGCCGCGCTGTGGGTTCAGTCGGATGTCGACCTGCGACGGCGGCTGCTGCTCGCGCATGGAAAACATCATGCGCTGATCGGCTGTGGGGTTGGCGTTGAAGTAGCCCTTGACTTGGTTCGGGCTGAATACAACGGCTTCCCTGATCGAGCCATCTTCCCGTCGGTCAATGATCCCGTCATATCCGAGTCCGCGCAGGAAGTCCTGCTTGGAAGACGTGGAAATCACGTTCATTACCAAGTCAGATCGGTTCGGATATATCCGTTCCAATCGCGATTCACCGTTCTCCCGCGCGTATTGCAAAGCCTGTTCGTACAATGCTTCTACGTTCGGGTTGTCACGAACTGCCGCGTTCAACTCAAGAGGATTACGCGCGTTGGCGACAACGGGAACATTGCGTCCGCCTGCCGCATATCGAAACGCTTCGTCCGAAGACATATCCTCAAGACTCGCGCCCGTGTAGATGTTGCTTGTCTCGGCGTCTTCGGTCAGGTAGATCCCGTATCCGAATGTCCCGTCTCCGCTTGGGCGGAACTTGTCAAAGTCCCTGTTTGTTCCATGAAGCAGCGGGACAAGTTCTCCGTTTTGGTTCACGAACCTAGAACCCATGCTCCACACGCGCATCGCAGGAGTCATCTCCTGCTGCGAGATCGGACGCAGGGAGAAGCGGGCACCGCGATATGGGGCTAGCCCTGCGACTCCCTTTTCCAGAGCCTCGAATGGAACGTCGTCGAACATGCGCCGTCCAGCGGTGTCTTCCACCGTGAACGACTGCCGCCAGACGGTTTCGCCTTCCGTCTCGTACAACTGGTCTGCCACGCGCCTGAGCGCCTCGTCGCTGAGGGATGGGAACTGGAGGTTGTTTCCGAGAACTCGAACCCAACCCTTTGCCAGACCGTAGTCCCTGTTGTCGCGGAGTTGACCCGTCACGGAGTCGATCATTAACTTGAACTGCGCGCGCTGGTCCTCAGACTGCTTCGCCGACTCCTTTTCCGACCACGCGGCAACGGCATCAATGTCCTTTCCAATGGCCTTGAGCGCCTCCTCGCGAACGCGAGAAGGATCAAAGCCATCGCCGTTGCCTTCGTCGACGAACTTGTCGAACTCCGCCGCGCGGATCTTGAACGCCTTGCTCTTGGACTTCTCCGCCTTGCGAAGCAGGTAGTTCCTGAAGTCGTACACGGCTTCGTTGGCCGCGATCATCTCGTGGTTCATGTCGCCGAAATCTCCGTCAGCGAACTGCGGACCGTCCTGCGTCATCCACCACTCGCCGCGAAGATCCCGACGTGTGGAGAACATCGCCATCGGTTCCTGCGGTGCAGCAGGCTGCTCCACAGGTGCCGTCTCTGCTTGCGGTACCGCCGTTCCCTGCTGTGCTCGTGGACGCGGCTGCGGCCTCATTGATCCGCTCGGAATGATCTGAGCGGAGACGCCTGCAAGCGCTTGAAGCGCGCTGACGGCGGTGGGAACGATAGCAGGGAGAGTCCCGCCAGCCTCTCCCTGATCCTTCTTCTCCTCCTCATCGGGAGGAATCGCGGCCTTTCCAGCCATAGCCGCCTGCTTATCGGCCCCACGCATGGATGCCGTCGCTCCTGCGGCCTGTGCGGAAGCCGCGGTGACGGCGTCGCCTTCCTGCACACCCTGCTGTCGCAACTGAGCCTCGTACTCCGCCGCCTCGCGCATGTTCTTCTCGTACTGCGCCATCGCCGACTTGCGGTACTGGGCGTCCAGAGTGAGGTTCGCCTCGCGCACGCCGCGCGCGCGCTGACCGAACATGTCGAGGACCGCCTTCGCGTGCTTTCCGAAGAAGCCGCGCTTGTGAAGGGCATTCGACAGCCACGCAAGGAACTTGCGCGACTGCGCTCCCTCCGTCTGGCGGTAGGCGTTCTCATGCTCCGAAGCGAGGGCGGTCGTCGTGCCCATCGTCTGCGTCGCGGTCTCGGCCACCGTCTCCTCGGCGAAACGCTCGACCACTGCCATCTCGCCCTGTGCCTGCTGGCGCGCCTCAGCCGTCTGCGTGGTGTCGCCGAGCACGCGCTGCGCGGCCTCGTACCGCGCGATCATGTCGTTGATGACCTCGGCATCGCTCGCGTTCGCGACCATCGGGTTGTAGCGACGCCAGTAGGCGGCACCAGCGCGCAGCGAGAACACTGGGTCCATGTTGAACAGCAGGTTCATCCAGTGTGCGCCGCCTCGGCTGCGGTAGATGCCGCGGTGCATGCCCTCGTGCGTCGCCGCGACGAATGCGCTTCGGAACGTCATGGCATCGCCGTTCTCTCGGATCAGGAAGACGCCATCGGCGCTGGTCTGGCCGCTGTAGACTCCGTCCATCGGGATGTCGACGACCCGCGTTTCCCCGTTCTCCGTGATCTCGACGCTGCCATCGAGGATCGTCGCGGGGTTGCCAGCGTTCGCCAACTGGCGCTCGCCTTCGCTCAGGTTCTTGGCCGAGACTGGCTTGAGATTGACCTTGACCTTTCCGCTGAACGGCGTCGGCGTGAACGTCTCGCCATTGGCTTCGGCCTCGGCCTGAGCCTGCTGCTGCTGCTGCTGGTGCTTCTCCATCAGCGCCCGCATGACGTGCGCCTGAATGTCGCCCTTCAGGTTCTGGACCGATGCCAGAACGTCTGGGCGTGTCGCCACGTTCGAGGTGCGAGGCTTTCCGCCTGCGTTCACCCTGTCGATGTCCAACTGGGCGTTGATCGTGTCGGACAAATACTTGGCGTCCTGACTGGACACCTCGCCGACGGTCAGACCGCTCATGTTGGCGCGAGCCTCCAGAGCCGTGTTGACCGCATCCTTGTTCGCGCCGATGCCGTAGGGCACGATCTCCACGATCTGTCCACCAGCATTTCGGAGGACGAACGCGCCAGCAACGGCCTCGTTCGGTCCGACGTAGTTCGGGAGTCCTGTGATAAACTGGGTGTTGCCAGTCTTCGCGGCCTCCATCACGTCGTTCGCCATCGCGTCCGCTGTGTAGTACAGCAGGTTGCCCTGACGGACTGGGTTCTTGACGTTGATGCCTGCGGCATCCATGTCTGCCTTGACCTCGTCGGACAGCGTGACATCGCTATGACGGGCGTCGACGATGACGGCCATGCGTCGGCCAGACCTGTAGTCCTCCAACTGCTGCTGGGCCATCGAAACGCCGAGCGCTGGCTGAGACATGCCGCTCAGGCGCTGGAGAGCGTTCTTGTCGGTGATCTGGTCAAGCACGCGCGTGACGATCGCCGCCGCCTTGGTGCGACCGATCTGGATGTCCTCTCCCTTGCGCTTGGCCTTCTGCGCCGCCATCGCGCCGACGCCAGTCACCCCGCCAGCGGCGAACGCCACGGGAGCGACCTCGATCGACTCGTTCCAGAACCGCGCCAAGGACGCATCGTCGTAGACCGTGTCGATCATCGCCGTCTGGGCGGCGATGTTTCCGATCTCCTCAATCGTCTCGACCGCGCCGACCTTTCCGATCGTGCCCGTCGCCTTGACCGCGCTGACGACGCCGCGCGTTCCGAGTGGCGAGGACAATCCTTCGAGCAGGTTTCGCGACAGGCGACCCGTGGTGTCCGCTCCGACAGCCGCGGCATGCTTGCCGCCACGCTGCACCATGTTGGCCGCGCGCGAACCCTTCGACGCGAGAATCGCCAACTCGAATGCGTTTCCGATGCCCTCGGACAAAGTCTCCGATACGGCACCCGTCCGTCCAGCGCTGCGCTGCTGCGAGGGAGTTGGTGGCTTGGGCGCTTCCCTGCCCTCCATGCTCGCACGCTGCTTCGCCTCCTCGTACCGCTGCTCAAGACGGGCTTGACCAGACTCGTAGCCCATAGGGGCGAACGTCGCCAGCCATGCGGGATTGACCATCGCGGGCGCGGAGACGGCCACGGTTCCAGCCACGGTGCCCGCGAACTTTCCGACCCCGCTGCTGTCCTGAAGGACATCGCTCTTCAGGTTCCTGTTCATCGGATCGAATGGCTCCTCGAACTGGCTGACCGCGCCAACCAGACCTCCAGACACAGTCGGAGACGTCATCACCGCTGTGCGGTATGCGCCCATGACCGAACGCTGCACGCCTTCTCGGAACTCCTTGTTCTCCCCGAATCGCTCGGGCTCGTTCATGTAGTCGATCTTCCGCTGGAGTTCCGCGGGGATCTCTGGCATGGGGTACGCCGCGTCGATCGCCGCGTCGTCCTTGTACTTGACGTCTTCCATCGTCCACGGCTTGCCGCGAACGGGATCGACGAAGTTCCTGCTCGCGAGATTGCGGATCCGCTGCTGCTGGCGACGCTCGGCATCGCGCAGACGCTGCGCTTCCTGACGCTGAATGTTGATGATGTCGAACTGATCCAGTTCCGTCTTGCTTGGGTAGTTCTCGTCCAACGCCGAACGGCTCTGGTCGAATACGAAAGACGCGGCTCCGCCGATCGCGGACTGCACCGAGCCTTCGATCACGCGGTACGTCCCGCCGACGAGATCGCTCATCTCGGCTTGGACAGCACCACGCTTGTTCTTGCTCCAGTCGTCGAACGACATGACTGGAAAGTCGTTGAGGTATGCCGACGCGCGGTATGACGCATATGCGTCTGGCCGACCAGCGGCAATCGCCTCTTCCTTCAGAATCCTGCGTCGTTCAGAACGTACCTTGTCCTCAAGGCCATCGAACGCCTTGCTCCAGTCTGGCGAATCGCGCATGACTCCACGCGACTCAAGCCACGACTGCGTGGCCTGAGCATTTCGGTCGATGTCCTTGTAGATGCCCTCGAACAGACCGTCGTCGGTGAAGTCGTTGTTCTGCATGTTGGCCTATCAGATAGGGAGTCCGCTTCGGGAGGGTGCAGGCGCGGCGGGCTGACTGGAACGGGGAGCGGGCGCAGAAGGCGCTGGTGCCGTCGGAGAAATGCGTGGGTTGCGCTCAGCAGGTGTCGATCCGCCACCCTGTTCCTCTGGGCTCGGCGGAGTCATTCCCTGCTGGAGAGCGACGTTTCCAGCCTGCAACTTCTGGGCGATCCAGTTGAACGCGGACTGCGTGCTCATGGCGTCGCTCGGTCCGTATCCGAAGTTCATCGCGAACAGCGACTGAAGACGAGACATGTACTGCATCACGTCCTCTGGCTTCGACACGTTGATCGGAATGTCGACCGCCTGATCGCCCCACAGGTTCCTGTCGCTGGCGATCTGCATCGCCCACCAGATAGTCGGGTTTTCGCCGCCGTTGCCATCCGCTTCTAGCGTGATGTCGAACAATCCAGTGGTCTGCAACCCGCGACCTGCGCGCGAACGTCGCTTGTCTCCGCCGCCTGCAAAGAACTCCAAGGTGCCGAGCGCCGCTGCGTGACTGCTCTTTCCAGTAGCCATTGCTTTGGCGACAGCATCGTCCCTGACGGACGGCATCGGAAACTCCGTGATTCCAGCGCCAATCGCGAAGGCTTGTTCCTTCGGATCATTGACATTCACTGGACGGACCCGCTGCCCAAGGATTCGCGTCGCGGTTGCCTGACCGAGCGTGTCCATCCGCAGAGCCTGCAACTCGTTGCCCTGACGCTTGCCTCCGTCGTACGCCATGTTCGCGCTCAGGCGGAACAATTGCTCCGCGACGAAGTCGGGGTAGTCGTTGGTCAGGCCGATCAGCGCTTCACGGGTGTCGGCGTTGACGTTCGGGTTCGCCCGAAGCGTCTTGTCCACCAGATCGGACGTACGCTGGACCTTCATCGCATGCTCCATGCGGCGGTCCATTTCGTCCCGTGTGGCGACGCGGGCGTTCAGGAGGGCCATCCACATCGACTGATTGACGGGAATCGCTCCGCCGTTGATGTTGATCGCAGGCGTTCCGTCGTCGAAGAACCCAAGATCGAACGTCTCCATTCCGACTGGATCGCCCTCGATGATGCCGCGCATCGCGAGGAACGGATCGCCGATGTCAGGGGCTCGACCCTTCACCGCCGACTCGATCGCCTTGCGATCCTTGTCCTCTGGAGTCGCGATGCCCTGCGCGATGCCCTGCGTCTCCGAAGCGACGTCTGGGGATTTCTGCGGCATGTAGCCGCCGACCATGCCCGCTGTGTCGGGTGCGGTGTTGTCTGGAGACAGAAGCGGGTCGTTGATCTCGCGCATGGCTTCCTCAGGAAATGGTTCCGCCGCCCCACGCCATCGTGGGCTGATTCTGTCCCCGTGGACTTCCTGCGTATTGTGGTGCGTACTTGCCCACGGCTTCGTACAGCAGGTTGTCGATGTTCATCGCGTTGAACTGGCCGCGCTCCGCGCGCAGGTCCGCGCGCTCGGACGCCTTCGCCCGACGCTGGATATCAAGGCTCTCGGTCAACTGGCGAAGGGCACGCTCCACGTCGTTCTCCGCCTCTGACGCGGCGTACTCGCGCTGCCCGCGAATCATTTCCTTGCGGAAGTCGCGCTCTTCGCCGCGCTCCTCGCGCTCTGCCTCGCTCGACACCTCGTACTTGCGAAGCCAGTTCTGGTAGTCCGCTCCTGACTTCTTCGCCATCGACTTGTCCTCTTCGGACCGAGCCATGCCGCCAAGAATGGACGTTCCAAGACTCCGCATCGGTTTGTTAGGGTCGTACGACGCCATGCCCGCGCCGACTCCGCGCATCATGTCCGAGAAGAAATCGCCAGTGGAAGTATTCGCCATGTGTCACCTCTCAGAAACCACGAAGTTGCTGACGCTCTGCCAGTTGTGCCGCCGTAAGGCTAGCATCAGATCCGTTGCCGCCGAACGGATTCGCGAAACCGCTTCCAGCCCAACTGCCGAGAGCAGAACCGCCGACGCTCATCAGCATTCCTCCGAACGCCGCCGTGGCCTGACCAGCCAACTGGGCCTGCGCCGTGCGAGCGCCGAAGTATCCAGACAGTCCCATGCCGCGTGCCCCGAAGGACTGCTGCTGGCGGGCCATCTCGGCACCCGTGATCTGGGATCCATAGTTCTGGAACAGACCACTGGTACCCTGAGCCATCTGGGCACCCATCTGGGCGATGCCCGTTCCGTACTGCATCGTCATCCCGCTCAGGCCAGCCGCGCGCTGGGCTTCCAGTGCGGACAACTGACTGGCGTACTGCTCGCGGACAAGACCCTCCTGTAGCGCTCCCTGCGTTCCGATGTTCGTCACATTGCGCTGGCCGAACGTCGTCATGCCGAGTCCGCTGAAAGCCTGACGTGCGGTCGTCGCCTGCTGCTGGCGGGCGACGGTCTGGCGGAGCATCTCGATGGTCGACTCGCGGCCAGTCCGCATCTCGGTCAGAGCCTTGTCCATGCCCGTTCCGTACTGCTCCTGAGCCTGCCTGAAGGCGTCGCTGTATTGGCGCATCGAGGACTCAAGGTCCGTTCGGTAGCGACTGATGTTCTGCTCCCTGAACTGGGAGATCTGCGAGATGATCGGATCAAATGATCGCTCGATGTCGGTGGCGAACTGGCCGTAGCGGCTCATGTAGTCCTGCTTCAGCCGACCCATTGCCTTCTTCTTGCTGTCGCTGCCGAAGAATAGTTCTCCAAAGATTCCCATTAGGTCGCTCCTCTGCTCTTGCCGACCTGTGAGAGCAGGACGGACATGCGCTCGACGGACCAAGGACGCCCGTCGCTTGCGATTGTCAGGTACATGGCTTCTGATCGGACTCGGGCCTTGATCGCCTCGTTCCGACCCACGTTGAGTTCGCCGATCTCAATAATCTCTGCGTCCGAGAACGACGCACCAGACACCTCGGCGATGTCGCCCTTGTCGGTGGGCGGTGGATTCTGGATCATGTTCGCCAACTGACCGTTCGGCGTGGACGGGTCGCCGTTCTGCTTTTCGTACTCCGTCTCGTCGGCGATTTCGCCTTCCCACACGATCCGCCAAGCGGATGACGTGTACTCAAGCGTGTAGTCAGACGGTCCGTCGTAGACAGCCGCCGTCCCGCTCGTGAACGGGTTCGCCTTCGTGTACACGCCGAACGGGCGGGTCGCGAACCGACCATCCACGCGGCGGTTCTGAGCGGTCGCGTCGCGGCTTCCGCCGTCGTACGAAATGAACGACGCAGGCGGAGTCCTGTCCTCGCCGTCGACGACCAGTTCGTTCAACTGCGAGACGAACAGGGCATCCGACCGAAGTCCGATCGCTCCTTGCGCCGTGTCGCCCTTGCTGACGGACAGGATGGGCGGCGTGCTCGGATCCGTCTCTGTGGACGGAACCTCGTACTGGTCCTCGGCGAGATCGACTCTGACTTCCTGAAGCAGCATGCGCTGCGCCAGAGGAGCGATGATCGGTCCGACCGTCAGGCTGTTCCGCACGAACTGCGTGCGCTTCTGCGTATCGGTCATTCCAGCCGTGTAGCCGTCGATGCCGATCGGATACCCGCGGTCGATGATGCTGATGCCGTCGGCACTGGCAAGGAACAATTTGCCCAGTTTGGACCTGCTCGAACCAACGTACAGGGCATTCGTCGGACCGTACATGTTCGGATCCGCCAGCCGCTGAGGCCAGAACGAGTCCGTCTTGACGTCATAGTACATGTGGATCGACTGCTGCTCTGACCCAGATACCGTGAGCAGGATCCACAGACCCTCTCGGTCTTCGTCCCAGACCAGCGTCGGGTAGACCTCTCCGTTGGTCAGGCCACCAACAAGGGACTCGGCGACCTCCGCCGCCGAGATCTCGCCAGTGCTTGGCGATGGGTCGATGTTCTTGTTCGCGTCGAGGATGACCTTGCTGGCACCAGAACCACTACCGATCGACCGCAGGGTTCCGCCAGCCAGAACGCCGCTGCCGCCGATGACGGGGGCGCCGAAGTCCAGCCGAAGGAAGAACGAATCCAGACGTCCAGCGGAGATGCGGCTTCCGCGGTTGAAGTTGAAGTCGTTCGGGGTCAGGTAGTACAGGCCGTCGTTGGCGAGGACGTACGCCGCCTTCTCCTGACCGAAACACCAAGCGTTCGGGCCCGCGATGCCGATCGACTTCGTCAGGCGCACGATCTGCGCCGACGCATCAAACTCTGGATCGCTGGTCATGTACTCGAACGAGTTGGTGCAGGCGAACATCAGTCCAGTCTGGCCGAACGGAAAGATGGCGACGATCGGGTCGCCCACGCTTCCGAACGCATCTGTTCCCGTCGTGCCGCCAATGGCACCGATACCGCCGTTGGCGGGATTCCATCCGTCGGTCGACGATCCGCCATGAATGCTGTACGGAAGATCTGGAGCGCAGGCGAACCAGATTGTCGGGGCAATCTTGTACCCTGAGAGAACAAGTCTGGCACCCCATTTGACGATCAGAGTAGCCCTGTCGCCAGCGGCGGCTCCATTAGGATCGGTTCCATATGGACCAGTTCCTCCACCTGAAGTATCCCCCCACTGCGTAACGCCAGAAACGCTTCCGCTTGTTCCAGTCGGGTCATCCAGATGCGCTTCTGCGTAGTTGGTTCCATCCACGAAGAAGAAGGCATCTGAATACTGAACACCCCTGACGATTCCAGTGGTGTTCAGTTTCGCAGTGGCCTGATTGGACATCAGTGTCCAACTGGGAGTCGAGGACTGAGGGTCGCCGTAGTAGACCTTGCCCGCGCGGACCATGATGAGGCGCTCGACGAGATTCGTGCCCTCGTAGATCCTGTACGAACCAAGGAACTGAACGCCAGTGGTGTCCCAGCGCTTGGATCCCTGACGGGTGCCGATGCGCGTCCGTCCGTTGAACACATCCACTGGCATCACGTTCAGGCATGACGGCGTCATGCCTTCTGGAACCGAACTGTACGAGTTCTGCTCCGTGAAGCCCTTGAACGGAAGTTGGACGGGAATCATCGTCACGATGTGCGCACCAGAACCGCGTGGAATGCAGTCGATAGGGTCGTCGGCGGACTTGCTCCGCCGCCAACCGCCGTTGCCGTGCAGTCGCTGGAGTTGACGTCGATCTTGGCGTAGTGGCCCGTCGACAGGGTCACGATTCCAGTCCACTGCCCCGCCGCAGCCCGCAGGTTGCCCAGACCAGCCGTTCCGCCAGACAGGGAGAAGAGCCCGCTCGTCGTCTTTCCAGCAGCCTGTAGGCTGATGCTGGTTCCGTTCACGATCAGGAGCGCGGTGGCACCGACTCGGGTGCCGACCTCAAGGTAGTTGACCGTGACTGCACCCTGCTGCGTAGACGGATCGACAACGTTCAGGATCGTCCCCGACGTCATGTCGAGGTTTCCGCCAACCTCAAGGTTCGACGACATCGTGACGCCGCCAGCAGCGCCGACAGTCACACGGGACGATCCAGCCGTTGCGATCGACAGTGCGTTGTCCGCGGAGAAGAAGATACCAGTGTCCGTATCTCCGTTATTCGTGATGGATGGCGCAGCAGCCGTGCCGTCCGCTGCGGAAATAATTCCCTTTGCGTCGAGGTTCGTGCAGGTGATGGCCGTTCCATTGGAGGCGTCAGCCGCCCAGTTGGTCACGGCGCTCCACGAACGCCACGCAGCGGCACCAGTGTCGTAGACACGGACGTAGTGCTTGGACGGTACGGTCCCATTGCCCTCCGTGGACAGCCACTGGACGATCGTCTCGTTCGTGGTCCCGAACACGTTGTTGAGCACCGTCACCTGACCGTCGTCGGCCACGAACGTGATCGGGGCGTTGGTCACGATCCCCGTTCCAGACGACCAGACGTAGCGCCCCCGCAGGTTGGCCGAGTTCAGGTCGGTGATGCCCGTGGAACTACGCTCTGGAACCGTGCCCTGAAGGTAGTCGGTGTTCGTCCAAGTGCTGCTGCCGTCCTGTCGACCGATCTTGATGCCCTTGACGACGCCGCTCGCATCGAAGTCGACACCGACCTCGCCCGCGGCGAGCGTGTCGGTCCCGACCCATGCGGCGTCACGGCGGAGTTGGATCTTGGCGCTCACTTGGTTTCCTCCTCGACGTACGAACTGGGAACGATGTACCAGCCCTCAGGCAGACCGATCTGGTTGCCGCTCAACACCCACTTGCCGTCGACGCGCACCCATACGCGGGCGCGGACGTCGGGACCGAGCCGCATCGGGCTGTCCTCTGGGACGAACACCGTGCGGTTATTTCCGCAGCCACTCGCGAAGCCGAGCACCAGCACGGCGAAGAGAATCGCGATCAGGATCGGCATCCACAGCGTTCTGGTCGGCTGATATTCGGCGATCCAGCCACGCGATGAGCGCGACCGTGACCTGCGCGACGATGCGTTCGAGCATGGAGCGTTCTCCGAGTACCAGTCGTCGTAGTCGTATGTCACTTGGCCCCCGCGGCCTCTGAAGTCACACCGTTGTCGCGGGCGAAGAGCAATCCAATGCCCGCGATGATCGCGGCGACCACAGAACCCCAGTCCGCGACGGTGGCGGGATCCGCGTCGAAGGTGGCGTTCAGCGCGCTGCCGACCGCCACGAGGACCGCACCGATGCCAGCCGCAGTTGTCTTCCAAGATCCGCTCATTTTATCGTCCTCTCTAGGTTCTCCAGCCTGCGCTGGATGTCTTCCAGTGTCTTGCTGTGCGTGGCGTCCGCCACGGCGGCTGATGCCTGAGCACGGGCAAGGTCGTTCACGACCGTCGCCAGTTTGTCCAGATCCGTCCGAGCCCTGTCCAACTGTTCCGTCTTTCCCCCGAACGTGAACAACACCGCCGCGATGCCAATCAGCATGGTCAGGATCTGGAGGATCCCAAGGATGTTGTTCTGCTTCTGGTCGGTCATACCCACGCTCCGATTGTCTTGATGATCTCGGATGACATCAACCGCCGCCGCCACCTTCGCCCGTATTTATCGTGAAGGTATCCAGCACCGTGTCTCCGTCGCTCGCATTTGTGACGGTCACAGAAATGGATTGTTCCGATATACTGAAAGCATAGAAATATATCTCATCGTTGTTTGAGACAGACAAAGTGAATGGCGAGCCATTGTCTGCAAGAGATGTCTCGGAATCGTTCTTGTAGACATTGAATGCGCCAATGCCGTATCCCGTCCAACTGATAGACAGATCTATCGCGGTATTGATGCCAGTGATGGTCACGGTATTTGTCGACCCACCAGGAGCGGCGACATCATCCCAGTCGACCGCATTCGGAGTGACATCGCCGCCGCCGCCACCACTCGACTTCTTCGCTCGGATTGCGATCATGGATGCTGAAGCGGACAGCATTAGAAGTTCTGACCTCCGACAAAGCCGAGCCACGTCGTTCCGTTGTCTGGAGACAGGAACGACAAGACATCTTTCTTTCCGTTCGTGCTGGTCATAGTCGGAGCAGTTGCATTAGGCCACTTGACAGCGGCGGGCCAAGTGATCGTTCTCGCTGTTCCGTCTCCCGTGAAGATGACCGTGAATGCATTCACCGTGTTCGAGGTTGCATCTATGTTCGAGATCGTGAGCGTGGTGATGTTTTGATTCAGCGACACCTCAAAAACCTGCGCGTCGTTGAGATCGAGCGTCAAGGTTCCACTGGAGAAGTACGGACTAGTCTTCGGCTCGGTGTAGTCGGTCACCTTCACGCCTGACACTGTGCCGCCCGTGATCGAAACGCTGCTGGATGCCTGCGTGGAGATTGTTCCAAGGCCGAGCGTTGTCCGCTGTGCCGCTGCATCGGCATCGTCGATAAGAGCGCGACCAGCCGCCGTGCAGGTGATTTCCTGCACGACTCCCGCGCCAGCACTGGACCTTCCGAGGATGCGATCTGTCGCGGAGACATTCTGAATCTTGGCATAGGTCACGGCGCTGTTGTCGATGGTCCAAGTTGCGCCGCTCGACGAGACGGTGATGTCGCCCTTGTCGCCGTCGCTGACGCCGCCGCCGCCGCCGCCGATCTCGACGACGGTCCCGTTCGATTTCTTGGTGAACAACTTCCCGTCTGCGGTGTTGATAGCCAACTCGCCGACCGTGAGGCTTCCCGCGCTCGGCGTAGCGCTTGCCGTGCTGGACCGCTTGTGCAGAATCGTGTTCGCCATCGAACCCTCCTATCAGAACGTGCCGCCGTCAACGGTGACGTTGTCGAGGTTCGTGCTGGACAGAACCATCGTGCCATTGATGTAGAACGACTTGCCGCTCGCGAGGTTGAAATGCTCGCTGCTCGTCCACGCATCCGTCGCGTCGACCCAGTTGAACGTCTTGTCCGTCGATCCCTTGAGCGTGATTCCGCCGCCATCGGCAGTGGTGTCCGTCGGTGTCGTCACGTCGCCGAGCGTGATGTTCTTGTCGTCGACGGCGATCGTCGTCGAGTTGATCGTCGTCGTCGTGCCGTTCACGGTCAGGTTCCCTGAGACCGTGAGGTTCGATGAGATCGTTCCTCCAGAGATGGGAAGGTAAGAGGCAGAGAGATCAGGGATGTCGGCTGATACGAGCGCTCGGAAGGAAGGCGTTCCGCTTGACCCATTCGGAGCCGCAAAGACGTGGTTCGCCGTCTGCGAGGCAAGCGAGAGCGCGATGGTTCCCGAGGAGGTGATCGGGCTACCACTGACCGAGATGAACGAAGGCGCGGTGAGAGCGACGCTCGTCACTGTTCCGCCGCCTGAAGAACTGATCGCGGCAGTGACGAATGCCGTGGTCGCCACGGCGGTCGTGTTGTTTCCTGAGGTCTGCGTCGTCGCGGTCGCAGACGAGCCGAGCGCGACTGTTCCCGAGAACGTCTTGTTTCCCGTGATCGTCTGTGTTCCAGAGAGTCCGACGAACGCGCCGATGCCGCCGATCGCCTCGACGGTCGTCGCCGTGCCTCCCGATCCACCCGTGCCCTTTCCGTAGTAGAGGACGTTGTCAACCTCGTTGAAGGCGAGTTCGGCGTTGGCAAGGGTGCTTGGCGCGCCAACCGCGCCAGAGGCGCGACGCTTGATTCTCAGTGTGTTTGCCATGAGTGGATCCTAAAAGTTTCCTCCGTCAACAACGGTCTCCTGTTCCACATTGATCCATTTGCTTGTTGAGGAAGAGTATTGCAGGAGATTCTTGTCGCTCAGTGATGTTATCTGGATATCTGAAACATCTATCAACGGATGTGTGTGCGCCGTCGGAGTACGGGCATTCGACAGGCGGGAGTCGTCGGCGCGGACAGCCTTGGTCGAACTGCTGACGCCACTTGCGGCGAAGTCGACGGCGAACGATCGACTCGCGCTCAGGTCGCCACCGCCAGACAATCCCGTTCCAGCCGTCAGGTTCAGGCTAGCGTCGGCCTTGTTTGGGTCCGACACCGTGGCGATGTTCAACTGCGGCTTCCCGCCAGCAGTTCCCCACACGAATGCCGCCGAGAGTTTGATCTCCTGCGTGTCGCCATTCGATGCTGTGGAACGACCAAGTAGGCTTGCCGCCTCCACGTCCTGCATTTTGGCGAACGTGACCGCGTTGGCGGCGATGGTTGGATCTGGGTAGTTCCCAGTCAGATCTCCGCCAGCAGGACCAGCAGAGGATCCACCTCCAGCGGGGCCAGTTGGTCCAGTGGGTCCAGCAGCGCCGTCCGCTCCGTCCGATGCCATGATGGACCATGACGACGACGGCGGGGCGTCGTTGCTGTTCCCGATCTCGCAGATCCAAGTCTTTCCGTCGTACCTGACGACGTCGCCGATCGTGTAGGTGTCGTTCGCGTCCCAAGTGCCCCGCCATCTGATGTTGCTGATGGCGGTGACTGGGGTCAGAGTGGCCCCTGAACAGGGCGGAACTGCATGTTCCCGACGAAAGGGGCTCACGCGATTCGGGAGCAACCTCCCGTAGTCTCTCTGCTGTAAGCCGTCTTTTGTCGCCGCAGCACTGAAGATCGGCCCACTGTCGATCTCCATGAGTCTTGCGGTCAACCCCTCGTCTTCGTACGCCATTGCGAACGAACGTGCATACGCGATCAGCAGAGATTCCGCGTATGCAGGGACGGGGATTATGAATGTCTCCTGAGTCGTGTCGGAGACGGTCTGCCATGACGCGCGGTAGCGCATCGTGATGGCGTCGGAAGCCGAAGCCTGTGGCGTCGGATAAAGTTCAAGCCTGACGGCGGGAAGCCCGCTTCCAGCGGTCAGTGGCGTCGTGTTGTTCGACTCGGCCCAAGGTCGCGACAGGGTGGCGTAGTACACGCCGTCCATCAGCGCTGGCTCGGACATGTTCCTGATGATCTCCATGTGCTCTGGCGTCGTCAGTTCGACGCGCCATCCGAGCCCAGCCTTGGAGATCAAGGCGACGATGTCCTCGACGTCGGTGGGAAGTGCCACCCACGACTGCTGCGCGACGGTGTTCAGGGGACGCGACGTGCGCTCCCTGTACCGCCACGGCTTGGTGAACATGTACTGCCCAGCCTGATTGACGATCTCGGCGATCCGCTGATCGCGCGTCATACCGCTCACGATCGACGGTTGACCGCCGAGCGCGAGAACGATGTGACTCTTGAGGTTGCCGTACGTCAGCATGGAATTGGCTTGGCGGGGTTTCCCCCGCCAAGCCGTTCAGTTGGTTGAATCAGTTGGCCTGCGAACCGATCATGACGCCCCAGAAGAAGACCGAAGTCAGGTTCGGTCCTGCTGAGTTGTCCGCCAGACCGATGCCAAGACCGACACCAGTTCCAGAGGCGGCAGCGGGAACGAGGACGCCAGCGCCGTTGATGAGCG